TAATCTACATACGCCAAGTGATGAATTAGACAGCGGTGGACCGTGTGTATGTGATGATTGTCAGTGTAAGCCGTCTAGGGGTATCGATGAGGATTCGTTCAATGGTGCATGAGGGCGTAGGTCTTTTGTGTATATAAAACAACGATTTATCATGAATGTGTGTGAATATGATAGGGGCCAGCAGTAGCATTTAAATGCGGTTTATCACGGATTCCGTTGTGGACTTAATTTGCAGGGTATCCCAGCAGGACAAAAAGAAAGTGAGAAAAATTTTATGAATTTCGTAGCGAATGTACCCTATATCAAATGTTATGTGAAGCGGGAGTATCTCTATGACCTTGAGCGAGGCCATGGGGAGTTCGAGGAGTGTGTACTGATAGCCGTCAAGTCCATGCAGGGCAGGGCGTTGATGTTCGAAGCATACATACCCGCCTATGGGGCCTGCTTCGATAAGTTCCCCCTCAGTGCCTTCGTATGGCGTACTGATATCAAGGACGAGGATCAGCTGCCGCTCGGTCAGTTATGTCTGTGGGACGCTTTCTCCTACGATATACAGGTGTGGGCCAAGAGATTACTGAAGGACTGTGATGTAGATGTATATGTTCCCGGCAGGGGCAAGGTGCCTGGCCAGTACATGTTCACGATAGATAGTACACATAGCGACCCTAATATGATCAATACGACCGTGGCCGAGGTCCCGTCAGAACACAAACAGTTTAACTTCGGGAAGCTGTCAAACGGCCAGTTCTTCGCACAGCCCAACAATCGTATGCTATGGTATGAGCAATCATTGACGCCATCAGAGTTAAAGTTCCCAGACTTCAAGGTGTCCAGCAGGTACTACTTCTCAGAGAGCGACAGTAAGTGGGTCTATGGGGACACCAATGATTACTTCTATAAGGAGCGAGAGAAGAAGTAATACCTACGAGCCACAAGCGACTGGGAGGCCTGCCGTCAAAACTGGCCTAATAATAACCAGTAGTCGTAAGGGATCTGTTTTGACATAGACCGTTTCTATCTAAAGTGGTATCCACCATTTCTCATCGAAAATTTTTCTCGTGGGGTTTCCACCACATATAAGTATTATAGAAGATATCAAACAAAGGAGATTTATGAGTAATAAAGATTCTTATGCTAGACGACATCGGTACTTAGACGATAAGATAACTAAGTTAGAAAAGACCAATTCATACAACCGAGAGTTAATCACAAATCTAAAGAAGAAGAAACTGAGACTGAAGGAACAGATGGTCTCTGAGGTACGTTCCACTGGGTGGCGTGATAAGGAGATGAGGAACGCACTAGCGATCGGTAGTTAAAAGCTTGACAGGCCTGTGTGTATGTGATATACTATATACATGATACATAAGGTAAGTGATCTATGCAGGAAGATAGACGGATTGAAGACCCTCAGCACTAAGTTGTATGAGGTCAAATATAACAATCCTAAATCGGATGTTCGAGACGCAGAGGTCAGACATCTCATAGACGACATACAGGCCACATGCAGGCTCATCGCAAACGATACCCAGCCATACGATAGGGGTTAATCTCTAAAAAAATTTCTCTGGAAAAATCTGAAGCCCTCTACGGCCCTTATAAATATTGTTAGTATGAAAACATTGAAACAGGTAGAGGCCATTGACGCCATTTGCGAAAACACTTATAAGGATTTAGAAATAACTGAAGCCGAATATCAAGGTAAAAAGGTTAAGTTAAATGATCCAATAAGAGGTGGTAGCAAGAAGTTCTATGTCTATGTGAAGGACGGCGACAAGGTCAAGAAGGTGTCCTTCGGTGATACGACTGGCCTATCGATTAAACGTGATGATCCTGCAAGACGTAAGTCCTTTCGTGCTAGACATAATTGTGACAATCCAGGGCCAAAGACTAAAGCGAGATACTGGTCATGTTATCAATGGCGTGCAAACGCACCTGTCGATAATTAGAAATATGTCGTATGAAGAATCCGATACAGGTACACAAACACCTAATCATACGAGCTGAAGCAAACAAAGTTCCCACTGACGAGGATATATTGACGGAATGGATGAGGGAGTTCATCGCTTCTATCGACATGAAGATATTGATGGGACCGTATGTCAAGTATTGTGCTGTCGAGGGCAATCGTGGCATAACAGGTATCGCAGTGATAGAGACATCACACATAGCGATACATGTATGGGATGAACCCAATCCAGCGTTAATGCAGATAGACGTTTACTCCTGTGCTGAGTTCGATGTGGATCAGATCGCAGATAAGATCAAGGCAGATTTCGATGTCGTCAAACTAGACTATAAATATTTAAACAGAGAAACAGGATTAATAGTATTATGAAAAACTTTATGGGCAAGGACGGCTTTACCTGGTTTGTGGGTGTGGTCGAAGATCGTAAGGACCCCAAGTTCTTGGGAAGATTACGAGTTCGTGTATTAGGTTATCATACAGACGATAAACAAAAACTACCCACCACCGATCTGCCGTGGGCCCATGTGATGAATCCCATCACTAGCGCTACCGTGTCAGGTATAGGACAGACGCCATTGGGTGCTGTCGAGGGCACGTGGGTCGTAGGTTTCTTCGCAGATGGTGGTGACGCTCAAATGCCGATGATAATGGGCACGCTACCTGGCAGGCCAGGTAAGACACCCACAGGCGAGAAGGGATTTGAGGATCCCAACGCTGCTTATCCTCGTGAAGCAAATCAATCAGATGTCAATCGCCTAGCGATAAATGCTGAGGAAGAAGTACCAGATTTTAGCGCTGTCGGTGGTGGTAATCAGGTTGTCGAATTTAACGGTGGTGATGTCAATGACGCTATATCAATATCAAATCGTAATTCACCTGTCGAGACAATAAAGGTTGCACAATTTCAAGCAGACCTTGACGACCATCTAAGGAAAAAAGGATTTAACAAAGACTCTAACCCAACAGAGATATTAAAAGCAGCCAACGATTTCAAGAAAGACTATCACAAAATTTTTAAACTACCCTCCAATATATTAAATTCAAAAGAGAATATACTTACTGGCGCTGCAAATCATTTAGACACGGTTATCACAAAGACGATAAATCATGTAAAAGGCACGGAGACAGGAACACTACTAAAAGATTCTATTCTTGTAAATGCAAAGGGTCAACTATTTACACCTGGTAATCTAAAAGATGTGCTACCAAATAATCTATCGGTTGACGCTATCGCAAGGGGTGTACAAAATATAACATCATACGATATAAATGATCTATCAACGACATCGCTAGAAAAATTATATGCGTTAGCACCAGACAAGGTACCTGGTAATTTAATTAAGGGTATTGTTGACTCTGGTAAACTTAAATTCTTTAAATCACCCCTTAAAAGTATTCCAACAAATCCACATCTTTCATCGGTTCTTGATTCAGCAAATCTAACCAAGAATATAGGTGTGGCACAGATAGATGGTGTCGTTGATGGTATCGATGGTGTTGCAGGATTAAATACACTATCACAGGATATAGGATTAATCACCTCTGATTTTGACGTTGGTCTGACAGGTGGTGCATGGTCTGAACCACCTTCTCCATACGCTGCTGAGTATCCATTTAATCATGTGTATGAGACAGAGAGTGGACACATTAAAGAGTTTGATGACACAGCTAATGCCGAGAGAATACATGAGAGACATATGAGTGGTAGTGGATATGAGATAGGACCAAAAGGCACAAAGGTTACTAAGGTCGTAAAGGATAATTACGAGATAATATCCAATGATGACTTTCTTCACGTTAGAGGAACAAGAAGACAGACAGTTGATGAGGGTGTGAGAATAAGATGTAATGCGACTGCTGGTGTTGGTAATAGTTATAGCATTGAAGTTGGTGTGGGCTCTAATTGTAATATAGAGGTAAACGGTGGTAATGTCAATGTGGTTGCAAAAGGTGTGGGATTAGGTGGTGACATCAATCTTAATGCTATGGGTAATATCAATATGAAAGCTGCAGGTTCTATAAACATGGCTGCTGTGGGTGCGATTACAGAGACAGCGGTAACAAGAACATCCAAGATCACAGGATTAAATATCAATAACGCAGGAGTATTTGATATAAATGCTACTCAATCTACGATAACCGCACCACTAGGTATCTTCTTAAACTAATGTTTAGTATTTACGAAAAGATAATAGGATATTGTTTATTAGGTTATATGGGTTATATAATAGTCTGTATGATACTAGGTACTTTTGATATCATATAAGTGAGGATCGGTATTATTATAAGTATGTGTGTGCGTCCTTCAGAGACCTGCTAAGCTAGCCTCCAAGGGCGATTTCAATAACTATTATATACAACGAATACTAATGCAAGTATGAAACATACGACTAGTATGTGATTACCTAGATTTAATATACTCTTACCAACAGTATGTGGATTCTTCGGGTCTATAAACTTATTCATTCTCAACTGTCGCACCTGATGGATAATGTATCGAAGTTATCTCATCTTCGGTCTTATCTTGTGTATATCCTTCGTCTTCTGGACCAAATGATATAGATAGACCTGAATAGGTCTTGCTCTGTTCAGCTTCATCGCCATAATCTCTATCGATAATCATATCAATATAATGTTTCGCTTTTTTAAGGTCTTGTTCGCCACCTTTGTTTATATGCCTACATATATACTTGATCGCATTGCCTTCAGCAAAGGGTAGTTTGTTCTTGTTTATAAATTCAGCAGGTTGTATCTTCATGTTCTGATAGTGACTGCCGCCTACTTGTTTATCATATGGGTTGCTCATATCTCTCCTTATTAATCACCTATAAATCCTGACTTACAATTTATAATGTGAAGTTTATATTTTTCTTTGTCAGTAAGTTTTTTATAAATCTTTCCTAAATGATCTATTTTTTTCTTTTTCTTTTTAGTGTAGTGTTTCATCTTTAAATGGTTCTATCTCATCAAAATTATCTTTTATAGAGTTCGTCATGCCTTTGTATCCCTCATCATCTAATACGGTCTTATATATTCTCAGACCTATGGTGACTAAAGTAGCCGCAATCATCTGCCACGGAAACTTTAGTCCCATAATCAAGGAGTACCTAAAGACATCATCAAACGCCTCTTGTAATTTTTTATCTTCTTCTTTGCTCATAGTTCTTCTTCTTCAATAAAGCAGCGACTAGGGTCTTCACCATAGGCTTCTGTTTAATTGTAAAACTAGTATCAGTATGTTTCCTAATCTTATTTTTAATATAACTAGGTTCTATGTTAAGCAATCTACAATAATATTTAAATTGAGGATCATCACTCATAATCCAGTTGATCGCTTCTATCTTATGTTTAAGATATTGTTTCCTAGTGCCTGTGTATTTAGCGTCATCAACAGCCTGTGTTAATATCGCAGTAATTAACTTCTCACCATTTACCATTATTTCATCCAATCTGTATCTTCTACATATTCATTTTTTTTAACTACTTCTTTTATCTGACTAAAGTAGCACCAGTGAGAACCAAAAGTTATCGCACCCATGTAGTTCAGGTCGGTATCATATTCTTTTGCATTAACTCCTAGTTCGCCAGCAACATCTGACTTATCGGTAGCGATACCTATATTCACTATAGCGCCCTCTCTACCTCTTTCATCTTTTATCGTATCACCTAATTTAATTTGCATATTCTCTCCTTATATAAAATCGTAAGCGTATTCGCCTTTGTTAATATTATACATCTTAACAGTGGTATTGTCAAGAAGTTTCTCTAAGACATTTTTTAACTCGTTTGATAACACATCTACAAAACCTGGTGTAAAAGTGACAAACAAAGAACCATGTAAAATCTCTGCCTTCTTAGCGCCACTAGATTTAGCAGCCTTTAAGATTAAATCTTCTCTAGACATTATTCAGCCTCCTTATAAAGTTCTTGTGAGTATAGGGCAAGCATATAACTTGTGATCCCTAACAATGAAGCAGAGCCAGCAAGTAGATACTGATCTGTCTCTATGGCACCAACAGCAGAGAACATAGAAATTGTTCCCACAGACGCCATTACTATTGTCATGTATTCTAAAAACTTCTTCATTACTTGCCTCCTTCTAGAGTTAAAGCAACTTCAGCCTTTGATTCTTCTTTTGCATAATGCAGGTGGTCACCCACATTGTGTTTTTCCATAACCATTTCTAAGTTATCGATATTCTCAATCTTGTTTTCAGCAGTATTGAGATTGATATTACCAGCAAGGTAATCATCTGTAATCTTATCAACTTGTTTCTCAACAGAGTTCATAATATAGTTTTTTAATTTAGACATAATGTTTCTCCTTTTTAGTTAATTGCCTTATTATTATAATGTAAAACTTTTGATTTAGTCAAAGCAGGATTAAAATCTTTTCTCAAAGATTGTCTATCCCAACACTGACCGTAGTCGTTAAACATTCTTTTTTTATCTTTCTCATTATCACAAGTTTCACCAAACACATCATAGTAAGAAGTGTAGTATTGATCTTGGTCGATAATTTCAACTTTAGAAATTCTTGTAAAGTTAGAAGCCATATCTTTGTAATTCCAATCACAAAATTTTAAGATTTTTAACTTAGTATTCTTATCGTTGAATTTTGATCTGTACTTTTCAGGTACATTTCTGTATATTGTCTCATAAGCATAGAAAAAATCCCCTTGATGTTCAGGATCCATATACTCTCTTAGATAACACACATTAAAAGTTTTGTTTTTTTGTTTATTCATACTATCATTATACCGTAAATCGACTTCATTTGCAATAGCGCAATCTGTCGCAGTTAGCATATCTCTGTATTTGTAGTTTTTATCAGTTTTTTTCATAATATACGTTAATATTACACTAAAAAACAAGGAAAGTCAAGAAAAAAATGGAAAAAAATGGTAAAATTCCATGTGTTCTTGTTTTGTTCTTATTTTTTTAGGATTTAGCGGCCCGGCAGCGCTAACCAGGCCGTGCGTCCAGTATTTTTCCGTCTCCATCAAAATACTAATGTCTATTATATCATTTTTAGACAATTCCGTCAAGCACTTATAAATAGTTATTGTAAAAATGTAAAGGAAAACCAATATGCACGAATATAAGGTAAATATTTTGAAGGTGGTTGACGGCGATACCGTTGATGTCGATATAGATTTAGGTTTTGGTGTATGGCTAAGAAACGAAAGAGTGAGAGTCCTAGGAATTGACGCTCCTGAGTCTAGAACATCCGACAGAATCGAGAAAGTTTTTGGTGAAGCAGCAAAACAGAGACTAACTTCTTTGTTAAGCTCCGAAGCAGTTCTAATGTCCCAAGTTTCTAAGATGGGAGAGAACATGAAAGGTAAATTTGGTCGTATTTTAGGTGATTTTAAAACAATCACTGGCGAAGTTGTTACCGAGGTGTTGATGAAAGAAGGACACGCTGTTGCTTACAATGGTGGTGCTAAGGAAGATGTACAAGCACAACATTTAAAAAACAGACAAAGACTAATTGATGAAGGAAGAGTGCCTACACCAGATGGTATGGTGAGAACAAAAGGTGCTTTCAACGAATTTAAGGCAACTAAACCACCATTAAGGAAAAAAAGAAAAACAAAGAAGTAATATAGGAGGATCCTCCAATGAATTATTTTAAGAAGATAATTGATTGGGTTTGTACA